CATCCATTTCCACACGATTTGTTGGAAATCGCTATTCGAGATTATAAAGAGCCTTTATTGGCATTATTTCACAACAAGTTGTGGAACGATGCTAGGCCTCTAACTGATCAAGAAAATTTATGCGGTATTCCAGGCAAGAAATTTATGGATGCTATCAAACTCAATACATCTGTTGGGTTCCCACTTACGGGACCCAAGAGGGACTATATCATTGAATTGGAGCCCACTGAAGAGTGGCCTAACAATCGTGAATTGGAATCAGTATTGACGGATGAAATTGATCGCATTGAAGCTTGCTATAAGCGCGGCGAGCGTGGTTATCCCATAGCCAAAGCTTGTAAGAAAGATGAAATCTTGACAAAAGACAAGTGTCGCATATTCTACGGAAATGCTTTATCACTTACGTTCTTGATCAGAAAATATTATCTTCCTTTGTTACGCGTGCTTCAGATGAATCCTCTAACATCAGAGTGTGCCGTGGGTATCAATTCCCACGGCCCTGAATGGGAGGAATTTCATCAACATGCCACAAAATTCGGTATGGATAGACTCTTTGGAGGTGATTATGGCAAATATGACCAAAAATTACCTTCTCAGTTGATCTTTGCAGCCCTGCGAGTTTTAATTGACTGTGCACGAATTTGCAACTATTCCGAAGAAGATTTGCGTGTGATGGAAGCGATGTCTGGTGACATTGTTTACGCATACATTGCTTTCAATGGAGACCTCATAGGTTTAACAGAAGGCACGCATATAAGTGGCAACTCTCTCACTGTAATTATTAATGGAATCTGTGGATCCTTGAATTTACGATGTTTCTTCTACACACAGTATCCTGCGGAGGATTTTGAAAGTAGAATGAATTTTAGAGAGAATGTGGCTATCATGACATATGGCGATGACAATATCGGCTCTGTTAAGGAAGGTGTGGACAAGTTCACCATCAAAGAATGTTCAAAGTTCTTGGATGATTATGGACAAACTTACACCATGCCTGATAAAGAATCGGAATTGCTCGACTACTTACCTCAAGATGAGTTTGAATTTCTCAAAAGACATAGTGTGTACCACCCCAAGTTGGGTGTGCATGTTGGTGCATTAATGGATACATCTATTTATAAATCACTACATTGTTTCATGAGAGG